CTTCACGGGCTCCCCTTCGGTGTAGGTAATTCTGCCTGCACTAACGTCGACCGCTCGAGGCTTTCGCCACATCTGCACCTATTGTGCGTGTGTGGGTCCTGAGCTTAGACACCTACGGAAAGCTAGTTATGAAAAACACCACAGTGTTAGTTACTAATCCAAATGCGACCAGTTTAGAAAACGACTTAGCGTCGTATCTAAATAAGTCCACTCGAAACGTTCACTTCACTGTGACGTATAACATCACTAGCAATTCTTGGTCTGTACGGGTGTACAACCAAAAATTATGCTGCGAGCCAAAAGGGAAATTAACGCTCATACTTCAAATTCACTGCTTAGGTGCAGTACTTGAACGTAGGATCGTTGAAACTCTCTACCTTGACTCGATATGCTTTCAAGTAGCAATACTTGAGAGCGTATTATTCTGTGCCATTCAAGCCGTCCTTGACGGTACCAATACCAATGCCAGTGCTCTAGTTGAGTGCTGGGCTGGTTGCGTTACCGCCGAATCGGATGAATGGTGCGGGAACCTTTACCGGTTTAATAAACCGTCGAGGTTCTACAGCATTGTACCGTAGGTGATGGTCGTATGGGTTTTAACTAGCTTAAAAGACGGCGGCTAGGGCCTAAATAACCCTAGTCGTCGAATAATAAGTTAGTTATGCTGAAGCAAAGAAATGCCTCTCCTATCTTGGTTGACGGCACCAACGCTGTACATTATGTAGGCGTCGGTGGGCTCGGAAGTGGTTTCGCAAACTTGCCATCGTTTTACTACACGCCCTCGAAAGAGAGTATGCAGTCAACGTATGGTAGTCGTAAGCGATTCAACCTCTGCGAGCACTACTATATGAATCAGGTTTATCTTGATCACACTTTTGTGTACAAGACCGACCCTTCACCTAGTAGCGCATCTTCATATTATAACCAGACCAACCGTTTGCTACACCAACCTGGTGCAGACAATGGTAATGTGTCTAGTAGTGATGTGATAGATACCTGGTTCGGAGACTCATTCCCGGGGTTATATACCACGGCAACGTCTGATTGGCGTAACCTCTCTGCAAGAGCGGTTCACGCTATGTGGCCCAAGATTGAGAAAGACATGGATGAGTCCGTAGCCAACTCGGCTTACGAACTTCCCAAGTTACTATCTGTCTTGAGTCTCGGCGGAGCACTAAAATCATTAGCTAAAGCTAGTGACTTAAGTCTCGGCCGAACGTTGAAAACCATTGCGGGCCTTGACCGCCTTAACTTGAATTCGAGGGCGTTGCAAAACGCTCTCGGGACCAAGATGGCAGTCCTAAAGACCCTCACTGGCGCTGCAGCACGATCCTCACTCTTTTATGAGTTTGGATGGAAACCACTGCTGTCAGACATTCAAGCCATAAGGCAAACAATGTCTGAAGCTGAGAAGAGGATTAAACGAATTCTCAGAAATGAGAACCGTATCCTTACCTCACACTGGTCGTGCCCGTTGGAACAGTTCCCAACTTCAGGCACGGATCAGACCCGTACACGACAGGTAGGTAATTTCGTCGACAACACTGAGTTGATGACGTATTACCTGAATCTGTATGTGCGGATGGCTAAGTACACGGGGACACTAAAGTATTCTTATACTATAGATCCCTGGATGAGAGCACATTCAAAGTCTCTCGGGTTGTTTGACGCCTTAGGGCTGTCAAATGACCCTCAAGTCCTCTGGAATGCGATCCCATTCTCTTTCATTGTCGATTACTTTGCCCACTTGGGCAATTTCATCGGACAGTCGAAGGGACGTGGTCTTAGTCCAGCAGTAAACATACTTGACTTCTGTCATAGCATACAGATAGAGTACGATCGTGACCTCCATATAGAGGTCAAGACCACTACTCGTCCGAGTTATGATAAGAGTCTAGTCCACGGGCAGCAAGTTCGCTATTATCTACGCGAGCCAGCTGTGCCGGGCCAAGTCGAGCAACTAAAGTTGCGCGGCTTTACGAAATACAAGATCAGAATGTTGGGCACCCTATTGGCTGCCCTAAAACTGAGGTAGTATTCTCGTCTGTATCCCGTTTAACGGGCTCTACAGTTAAGGCGATTATCGCCACGAAGCTAGTTTGCCTTAATGCAAACTCGAGACGCCGTAAAGGCTCTCGTGTCTACAAACAAAACAAAACCAACAACAGTATGCTAACAGATCCGATCAGTATAACCGGTAATGGCGCAGCAGAATCGTTTGCGCGAGTCGATGTGTCTGGCCGCAAGGCCGTATACAAAGTCCTCGCACGCGCTGCTAACGCTGAATGTTTCGTGACCTTCAACCATCAGGACGTTGGCACTGGCATAACAGCCCGTGTCCGCGACCAGATGAGATTGGAGGATCACATTACACTCAGTGATGCAGTAACGCCAGGAATGAACATCATTAATGTGTCGGTCGACCATCCTGTTTCACAGGCGTCGGATACCGCACTTCTTGAAGCTCTTCGTAAAGTTACGAAATTCCTGGACGTGACCGCGAACGCTCAAGCCCTAATCGACGGTCAATCGTAAGATTGCCGGCAACTATGGGCCCTTCAGCGTAGCTGCACCAAAACCTGCGTTTTAATACGCAGTTGTAAGGAATCGAGTAGAAGTTAGTATGCACTAAGAGGATCACCATAACTTATGGAGTCCACTAAGAGCTTAGACAACGTTGTTGTCTTCACCTCACTTCTGCTCGACGTCTCAATGACGTTAGGGCAGGAGATCTATACACCACGCAGTCTGCGTCTCGACACCGTAAAGGTGAAGAAGCGCGTGGCTGCGGAAGGCATAGAGTTTTTAACTAAAACTCTACCACGTCTTGGTCATGCCATGCAAATGGCATTATCAGGAGATGTACCTCTCGACTCTACTGGCTTCCGCAAGGAAGCTGGCAGCGAGATCCCGAAATTATTCGGGAACCTCTTCGCGAGGGTGTTCTCACGCGACGGGTGGGTCCTTCAGACCCCCTGCACTAATAGCGTATGGTTGCTAAGGCAAATCTTATTTGTTTACTACAAATATGAGATTCCTAACGATCCATCGCTTGAACGGAAGGTTCTTACTCAGTTTAAAGAAACTGAGTCAGACCTTTCTCGCCATGTCGATTGTCAGTTTTGCCACCTTCGGGTGCAAAATCGCCAGTTCGACAATGTCATATACAAAGCCCGAGCAAGACTCAAAGTTTTACTCGAGGACTTTGACGTTCGAAACATACTACCCAGACATGGACCCGGTGCTGTCTCTACTAGAGAGACTGGCCCCGATAAGTACACGTTTGGTCGTATTAACGAACGCATCGCCAGCATTTATCCCTGGGATGAGTATTACTACTCATCCTTAGGACATTTGTGTGACGACTATCAGACCTTTCAGGGTCTGCCTGTGACGGAATCTTTCGCACGAGTTATACTCGTGCCCAAAGATTCGCGCGGTCCGCGTCTGATATCCTGTGAACCACTTTGTTTTCAGTGGATTCAACAGGGTCTAGGACGCGCTCTGTCGTATTATCTCGAACATCATCATATGACGATGGGCGAGGTACACTTCAGTGACCAGAGACTAAACAGGGATGCAGCCCTTCTGGGCAGTATCACTGGCAACACGTGTACCCTCGACCTCAAAGAGGCGAGCGACCGTGTTTCTGTTAGTCTTGTTCAACAGTTGTTTCCTGAGCACGTTTGTAGTGCTCTCTTAGCAACTAGGACTATAGCAACCACGATGCCAGACGGCGAGGTAGTATACCTCAAGAAGTTCGCTCCAATGGGTTCAGCATTATGCTTCCCCGTATTGGCGCTTACAACTTGGGCTCTACTTACCGCTGGCATCGACGCGAAGGCCCGTAAGGGCTTGTTGGTGTATGGTGATGACGTTATCGTTCCAAAGGCTTGCGCCTCCGACGCGATAAACATTCTTGAGTC